GGCAGTACCGGCGGCTATGGCAACCAGTGCAGGGCTGCTTGGCCGTGCGGTTAAAGGTAACCGAGTCGCGCCAGAATCGGATGAGATGATGTCTGCAATGATCGGCCCTGCCATGCAACGTCAGGGGCTGCTCGATGATGCAATGGTTACCTACCACGGCAGTCCGTACAAGTTTGACAAATTCGACATGGGCAAGCTGGGCACGGGCGAAGGTGCGCAGGCTTACGGGCATGGGTTGTACTTTGCGGAGAATCCGAAGGTAGCGGCAGGCTATAGAGATACTTTGACAGAGATAAAGTTAAAAGATGGCACAAGAATGCCCACTCAAGAACAGCACGCTTACCGCACTTTGCTCAACCATGACGGCGACTTAGATGATGCGATTACTGATTCTCGTCAATTTTCCGCCAGCTTAGTTAGCCCGGACCATGTTAAAGATAGGTCGCTAAAAGATTTGTCAATACTGGAACGCTGGAAAAATGAAGGGCTGCCAGATGTTAACGAAGGCGCACTCTATAAAGTCGATGTCCCCGACGAATCCATAGCCAAAATGCTTGATTGGGATGCGCCGCTGAGTGAACAGCCGGAGAGCGTTAGGGTTTTCTTGGAAGGCGTATTAGAAAGCCACGACCCTAAAATGGGCCTTTTGATTGAACAAATAACCAGAGGCGGGCTTCGCCGGAATACATCTTTGTACGGAATGGCAGCTAGCCCTGCGGAATACAGTGGTGAAGACTTGCTAGCAATGCTGCGCAACAGAGAAACACGGCTAAATAAACACCTGGAGAATGGACCGGCGGAAGCAGAAACGTCGAAGGTGTTGCTCAAGGCAGGAATACCCGGCATCAAATACTACGACGGCGGCAGCAGAGCAGCAGGCGAAGGCACACGCAACTTTGTCGTTTTCGATGACAAACTGCCGACGATACTGAAGCGCAATGACGAGACAATAGCGCAGCCATCAGTCGATGAATTTATTGGTAAGTTGTTAGATGATGGACTTCCTATGGACGAAGCTAGCCGGATGCAACGGGCGCAGGATATGGGGTTTGATACGGATGCGTATCATGGGACATATAGCGACATTCCAGAATTCAGCATGGACGAAAAAAACCGCAGCCATGGGATCGACCGCCTTGGGCACTGGTTTGATGATTCGCCAGAAACGCCATCCAATTTATTCGCCAGCGTCATGCTCGAAGATCCCGACGCCGTGGCAGGTCCGAATATCATCCCTGCCAAATTGCGTTCTAAAAACCCGCTTGTCATCGCAAGCGATACGCCGACTAGCCCTGCCCGCGCAGAGTATCGTGCGCAACAGCGCAAAATAAATAACGTCAACCGCCGCCTGAGAACATTGGAAAGTGGGACGCCTCAACATAATGCGGCGCTAACCAAGCGCGATCAATACGAGATCGCGCGCAACAAGGCGGAAAAAGAAATTAACGGCGATTCATGGGACCGACTACTTGAACAAATTGGCGACGGCGAACGCCCCAGCAATGAAGCAGTGGACGCATTCAGGCAACGAGTGGCGGGCGAAGGTTACGACTCAATCGTTTTGCAAGACACGTTAGCCGATGCCGCGTCTCGTGACGGCACAGCGACGACTTGGCGGATAATGCTTGACGATAAAAACATCCGCAGCGTTAATGCCGCCTTCGATCCCGCCAAACGCAACAGCGCCAACCTGCTCGCAACCGCCGCACCCATAGCCGCAACCGGGTTATTGGGCGCAAACGCACTGCGCGGCTTATACGAGCCGGATGCTTTGCAAGACGATGAAAAGATGCGGCGAGCGTTATTGAGAAACTAATGCCAAGCACCAGCAAACGACAACGAAAATTCATGGCCGCTGCTGCCAACAACCCCGGTTTTGCTAAAAAGGCGGGGATATCGCAGTCCGTTGCCAAGGACTTTTACGGCGCAGATAAGCGCAAAAAGAAAAACGTGGCAAAGCCAAGTATGATCAACGCATTGAATTCGGAGCCGAAGGGCTATGCCTGACAACGATTACACAAACGACGGATCGATGGAGGTCCCGGCTGATGCGGGCAAAGGCCCAGCGGGTGTTGTTAATCGATGGGTGACTGAGCTGGATTTGGCTGACAAGCAAGAAGCTGATTGGCGCAAGCGAGCGCGGGATGTCGAGGCGCGATATCGGGATGAGAAAGTAAACGTCGCAAATCCAGGGAAATACGCGAGTTCCAACAGATTTAACATTCTGTACTCAAACATTCAGACGATTTGCCCGACGCTGTACAACCAAAGCCCGGCACCAGACGTTCGGCGACGTTATCGCGACACGGACCCGATTGGCAAAGAAGTTTCTGAGATACTGGAGCGCTGCCTGTCGTTTTCGATGGACGAGTGCGACTTTGATCGCTACATGAGGTTGGCTGTAAAAGACCAGCAATTGTGCGGGCGCGGCATTACGCGAGTCCGCTACAACCCGGCGTTTGCCGATGAAACCGACGAATCGAGCGGTGACGTTTACGAATCGCTGCAAGGCGAAGAAGTTAAATTCCAACATGTAAGCTGGGCGGATTTTCGACACGGACCTGGGCGGACTTGGGAAGAAGTCCAATGGGTTGCTTTCCGGCATTTGATGACCCGTGACGAGCTTAGGGCCAAATTCGGCGACAAGATGGGTGATGACGTAACGCTTGATTATTCGCCAATGGGCCTTGACGACAAAGACGGCGACGTTAGCGTTAACACATTTAAGCGGGCGACAGTTTGGGAAGTCTGGTGCAATCGCCAGAAAGAAGTCATTTTTATTTCCAAGACTTTGAAAGAGCGGCCGTTAAAAACAGAGCCAGATCCGCTCCAATTAAAGAATTTCTTTCCGACTCCGCGCCCGCTCTATGCGATGGAAAGTACAGACAGCCTTGTGCCGGTCGAGCCGTTCCGGTTTTACCGAGACCAAGCCGACGAGTTGGACCGAATCACAGTAAGAATCTCGGGGATTATCGCTGCCTGCAAAGTGCGCGGGATTTACGACAGCACAATCACTGAAATGCAAAACATCATGGATGTTGATGAAAACATGATGATCCCCGCGCAGGACGTTTTGCCGTTAATGCAGTCTGGCGGATTGCAGAATGCGATATGGATGTGGCCGATTGAGAAAATCGCTGGAATTCTCGGGCAGCTTTACGTCCAGCGCGAGCAGGTTAAGACGACGATTTATGAGATCACCGGCATTGCAGACATTATGCGTGGCAGCTCTGCGGCGATGGAAACGCTGGGCGCCCAACAGCTCAAAGTGCAGTTTGGGACAATGCGCCTGGACGATTCTCGCCGGGATATTCAGCGCTATGCGCGAGATTTGTTACGCATTGCCGCCGAAATCATTAGCGAAAATTTTACACCGGAGTCTTTGCAGATGATGACGGACATTAAATTGCCGTCGATGGAAGAAAAACAGCAAGCTCAGATGCTAATTGCGCAGAATCAGCAAATGGCTATGCAGGCGGCTCAAATGCCCGACGAACAGCAAATGCAACCGCCGCCAGTGCCTCCCGAAATAATTGAGATTTTAGAAAAACCGACTTGGGAAGAATGCGTGCAATTGTTGCGTGACGACAAGCAAAGAAGTTTCCGCGTGGACATTGAGACAGATTCGACAATATCGGGAGACTACGCCGCCGACCAGCAAGCAATTTCCCAGCTTTTGCAGGGAGTTTCTGCCTTTATTGCAGATGCCGGGCCAGCAGTAACCGCAGGCTATTTGCCGCTCGAAGCGGCTAAAGCAATGATTATGGCCGCTGTGCGTCGGTTTAAGCTTGGCCGCGAAGTCGAAGACGCATTAGATATGATCGGCGAAGAAGCCCCCGCGCAAGCAGAAGAAGAAGGCGCAGGTGTCGAAGAAGCTTTGCAAATAAAATTGCAGATCGAGCAGCAAGAAGCGCAGATAAAAGCGCAAGAAGTGCAGCATAAGATGCAGATTGATCAAGCGAAGATGACGTTAGAGTCGCAAATCAAGCAGGCAGATTTGGCGATGCAGGAAAAAGAATTGCTTTTGCGTGAACGCGAAAAGGAATTTGAGGCGCATCGGATACAGGCAGATGTCCTAATAGCGCGTGAAAAAATGCAATTCGAAGCGATGGAAGCCGACAAACAGCGTCAGGTAGATTTAGCCAAAACAATTATGGCCGAGTTTGAGGAAACGCTGACAGACCCAGCGGAGGCATTAAATCGAGCCGCAGAAATTATGGATAGAATCAAGTCCGTCCTGGGGGCAACTAATTTGCCATTGGCCGATACGACAATGCTCGTCGCTGGTGAACCTACGGTTACAGAAACAACGGTTATTGTCGATGACCCGTCAAATATGCTGCAATAGTGCAATATGGATACAAGATCGCCTCGAGTATTAACCACCGACGACATTGATATGATCGCCGAGCGAGCCGCCAGGAAAGCGCTTGACTTGGTGATGATCGAAGTCGGGCGAAGCGTTACAAAAAAGGTTTTTTTGTTGGCCGGTCTTGTTACGCTTGCGGCGATAACCTGGGCCGCGAAGTCTGGGCTGCTGGGGAAATAAGCGCATGAGCAAGTACAAGGACAATTACGATCAGATCACATGGGATCGGTCCAGATACTCGGCTGCGAAACCGGCCCGGCAGCAGCGGGCTAACAGCGCTTACGTCCAAAGCGATTACAAGGCTTATGAGTGCCCGATTACCGGAGATATTATCGATGGCCGGAAAGCGCACAAGCAAAATTTAGAAAAGCACGGATGCCGCGTGCATGAAAAAGGCGAATTTGAAGATGTTAAAAAATACGGCAGGAAGCGGCACGACGAAGCGATAGACCGCGCCGTAGATCAAGCCGTACAGCAAATGGCACATGAAATTGATTGGTAAACAGCAGGGTGAATCTATGGAAGACGACGCAGTAATCGGTGCAGAGCTGGTAGAGGAATCTATCGGAGATTTTATTGGTGAGCAATTCGACGCTGCCGAGGCAACCGAAACTGAGTCCGTCCCTGTTGCACAAGAAATTCGGGATCGTGCAGAGGAATCTGTGCCCCAGAAAGAAGCTGCTGAAGTATCAGCAGAAACCGAAACCGATGAGGAAAATGCTGAGTCTGAGATCGAATCTCAGGTCGCTACGGCGCCACAATCGATGTCGGCGAAAGATCGTGAAACTTTTTACACTTTACCGCCTGAAAACCAGAAATGGATATCAGATCGCGTGAAAGAGCAGGAAGCCGATTACACGAGAAAGACAATGGAAGTGGCGGAACAGCGGAAACACTTCGAAGATCTCGAGAAAGTAACTAATCCTCGAAAGGAACAATTTGCGCTAAACGGAATGAATGTGGCCCAAGGAATTGAAAGGCTGCTTGCACTTTCCGATATGGCGGAAAACGATCCATTTGAGTTTTCAAGATTACTGCTCGAGAGTCGAGGATATTCTTTAGCTGATCTAGCTAACCTACAGAACATTGGGGGACACCCTCCCCCCGACCCTCAGATTGTTGATTTGCAGCAGCGTTTAGCAACTCAAGAAAATTATTTCGCACAACAGCAAGAGCAACAACTACAGCAGCAAGGCCAGGTAATAGGCGGCGTCATAAACGATTTTGCTTCAACGCACCCGTTTTATGAGGAACTCCATGATGACATGGTTCCAATCGTCGTAAGTTTGAAGAATAGCAAGCCGGGACTTTCGCACGAGCAATATCTTGATACCGCATACAAAATGGCCGCAGCGGCCAACGAAAATGTGTCATCCAAGATGAATATTGATCGACAAGCGATAGAAAACAAAAATCGAGTCGCGCAGGCGAAACAAACTGCTGCGAACGCTCGACGTGCTGGTGGCACTAACATTCAATCAACAGGCACTTTGCCGCCTACTGTTGCTCATTCAAAAAATGTGGAAGATTTTATCGGAGCTGTTTACGACGAAAGCATGTCAGCTTAGATATAAAGGTGGATAACTATGCCAGCTAATAGCTCATTTACAGAGATTTCGGCGATCACGTATCGCCATTTTAAGAATAAGTTTGTCACGGATAACGTGAGCAATCACACCGCGCTGCACCAGCGTCTGACGGAAAAAGATCGAGTGGATTTGATTTCCGGTGGCTGGGAGATCCAGGTTCCTCTGGATTATGCGGAGAATGGCACGTACCAGCGCTATAGCGGATATGACACGCTAGATATTGCGCAGTCGGAAGTGTTTACCGCTGCGAATTTCGCTTGGAAGCAGGTCGCGATTAACGTCGTTGCCAGCGGCCTTGAGATTCGTCAGAACAGTGGAAAGGAAGGCATTATTAAGCTCGTAAAAAACAAGCTTAAAAATGCAATGAAAACCGCTGGTAATAATTTTTCAGTGGATCTCTACAGCGACGGCACTGCTGCTAACCAGATTAACGGTTTGCAAGCGCTCGTGTCTGATGCCGGGACGGGTACTGTTGGCGGAATTAACTCTGCTAGTTACACGTTTTGGAAATCTGCTGTGCAGTCGGCAGCGGCACCGCTTCAGGGCGGGGCAGGCATTACGCCTTCTTCGACGACCATTGAAAGTTTGATGCTGCCGTTATGGTTAGCGCTGACTCGTAATAACGATCAGCCTGATTTGATTGTGATGGATGACACGTATTTCACGTTCTTCGACAACAGCCAAACCAGCATTCAGCGTTACACCAACACGACAGATCTGAAAACCGGCACTACATCGCTCAAATACAAAGGAGCGGACGTGGTGTATGACAGTCTGGCGGCAGGAATGCCGGATCAACACGCTTACTTTCTGAACACTGATTACATCGGTATTTGCGCCCACCGTGACGCAAACTGGACGGAAGTCCCCGAGAAATCGTCAGTGAATCAGGATGCACAAGTTTTGCCGATTATTTGGCAAGGCAACATGACTGTGAGCAATCGTTCGCTCCAGGGCGTGATGAAAGCTTAGCCTGGAATCAGATTAGGAGAAAATTATGTCTGACTATCAAATCATAAACCCAATCGCCGGTATGCAAAATATCGGCGATACATCGACAACTCAGAATCAGGTTCTAGGCACTATCGTTCAGGCAAACGATACAGCTTCAACTGCCTACGGCGCTGGGATGTTTATTTATCTTGCGGGCGTGGCTTCGACGGTTGTCGGGTCATTCGTGACTTTTAACCAGGACGACAATACCACTGCGCTTTTGGCGGCTAACGCCATTGGCCCGGTCGGGATATCTATGTCTATAAATGTTGCTAGCAGCTACGGCTGGTATCAGATTTATGGCAAAGGTGTCGGCAAAGTTTTGGCGAGTTACGCAGATAACGGGCTTGTTTACGCGACAGCTACCGCCGGAAGCATCGATGATGCTGTGGTCGCTGGCGACCGAGTAAAACTAGCGAAGGGAGCGTCCGCAATTGGGACACCTTCAACTGGTCTTGCGGAGTTTGAGATCCAGTATCCATTCATGGATGACGGAACCGCTGCCTAGCCCAGGCAGATCTTGTGGCCCTTCCCCTGATAAGGAAGGGTCACTTTCTTAATCCTTGGAGATATGTATGGTTGATATTTTGCCTAGCGACAACGTAGAGCGGCCTTGCTACATCGAGTTTGAACTGAAGGCGGTTGAAGACCGCGACGAGTCAATTTCACAAGGAATGCCGGTCTATAAAGATGTTGAAGTAGCCTATCTCACCCCCATTGGTTGTCAAGGGACAACTGTGGTGGAGAAATTTGTTACCGAGCAGCAGTTGCAAGAATGGCGCTATGGCGACAAACGTAGGAATGGCCCAGTGCCGTACTACATCGAAGCCTATGAAGCGTGGAAAGCGGGTTTAGATATCCCGACGAACGGGCTTGATATTAAAAACTGGCCGGGCGTGACCCCAGCCCAGCTTAAAACGTGCCAGGAAGCGGGCGTTAGGACGGTGGAAGATCTAGGCAGCGCCAATGCTGACACGATAAGACGGTTAGGCATGGGCAGCGTAGCGCTGGTGCAGAAAGCAAAATTCTATTTGGAAAACGCTGAAACAAATAAGGCCGCTGAAGAAATATCCGCTTTGCATATGCAAATGGCGGACATGAAAGCGCTTATTGATGAGCAAAATGATCAAATTGCAGAAATGCAAAAAAACTTAGAGTCTCCCGTTGCAAAACGAGGTAGGCCGAGAAAAGAGGCCGCATGACGCTTCTCACCATAGTCCAAAACTCCTGCGACTCTATCGGGCTGGCTCAACCGGCTGCGGTGATAGGGTCCACAGATCTAAACGTCATCACGCTACTAGCGATGGCGAATACCGAAGGGCGAGAGTTGTTAGATAGATTCTCGTGGCCCGCAACGCAGCTCGAAGTGACTCACACATCGCTCGCTGCGGAATTGCAGGGCGTTATGACAACTCTCGCCCCAGGATTTTCTTACATCACAAGTTCGACTTTCTGGGATCGAACGCTGACCCAGCCAGTGCGCGGCCCGCTTTCCCCTATCGAGTGGCAAGCGCTGAAGGCCAGAACCGCAACAGGGCCGTACGCTAGCTACCGCATATTCGGCGGCAAGCTATATGCGTATCCTGCCCCGCCGGCGGGTAATACATGGGTGTTTGAATATCAATCAACATACTTTTGTCAGTCTGCCGCAGGCGCCAATCAGTCAAAATGGACGGCTGATACCGACGTTGGCGTGCTGGATGAGCATTTGATGGAGATGGGCATAATCTGGCGATTCAAAAAGAAAAACGGCTTAGATTATTCCGAAGATTATCGGTCGTATGAGCAAAAAATGGCGATGGAAACGTCCCGAGCGGGCGGTAGACCTATCCTGGATATGGATGGCCTCAGACCGACCCGAGGCGTTTACATCCCCGAAGGCAGTTGGGCGTGAATGAGGAAGAATTAAACCAATTTCTAGAGGCGATTTATGCTCAGTATTTTTTGAATGAGCAGCAATCGTCAGGTGAAGACATGCCGCCTCAAGTCGCTGGTGCCGCGCTAAATGCAGGCGGTGCAGATAATAATATCGGTCTTACTTTCCAGCGTGGGCGACCAGGCATAGAGGGCGCAGTTGGAGATAACCAAGTCAGGGCGAATGTTGGGTTAAGCGGCCTAACCCCGAGCGCCGTTGGAGCCGGAATAAGCGGAAATATGGGCGACCTAGATATAAATATCCCGCTGGACGACCCAAAAAGATTAACTGTTTCCGGGAAAACCGAGGTGGCTAATAATATCCTGTCTGGGAATTGGTCGCCAATGGAAAAAGCGTTGTTCTTCAATCTTGAAAGAGAATTTTAAGCAGCAAAAAAACTAATTGTTCCACGCGAAAATAGATGCGTTGAAAGGCCATATTTGTAAATGCTACAACCGATAAGAAACAACGCGCAACGGTCTATGACTTCGCAAAGCGTAAGCATTCCCGCGCCCGTGTCCGGCTGGAACGCTCGCGATTCTTTGGCCAACATGCCAGAAGATTTTGCAGTGGTGCTGGAAAACGTATTTCCCAACTTAACAAGTTGCGATTTGCGTAGCGGTTACGAATCACACAGCACCGGCAACGGCACTGGCGCAGTAGAAACCTTGGTCGAGTACGCTGGCCCGGTAACGCGCAAGTTACTGAGCGCGGCGGGTAGTGTGATTTACGATTCAAGCGCAGCAGGCGGCTCTACGTCTATCGCAACGGGCAAAACTAATGCTCGCTGGCAGACGACGATGATGGGCACGGCAGGCGGTAGTTTTTTATATTTTGTTAACGGTGCAGACGCGCCAATTTACTACAACGGGTCATCGTTTGTGACGCCAACATTGTCGGGCGTTACCGCCGCAGACATCATCCACGTTACAACGCATCAACGCCGGTTGTTTTTTGTTTTCAAAGAGAGCCTGATTTTTGGTTATTTGCCGGTCGTGTCAGTGGCCGGTACTGTTGCCACTTTTGACCTTGGCGGGTTATGCCGGAAAGGCGGTTATCTGATGGCTATCGGCTCGTGGACCCGAGATGGCGGTTCTGGGCCAGATGACATTTTTGTAGCGATCACATCTGAAGGCGAGGTGGTGTTGTATTCGGGTGACGATCCCAGCGCAGCCGCAAGTTGGGTGTTGGCCGGAGTATTTAGCATCGGAAAACCTATTGGCAGGCGGTGCATAGAGAAAGTTGGATCAGATTTAATTGTGACAACTCAAGACGGCGCGATATCGCTCGCGACGTTGCTTCCAGTTGACCAGGTGGGCAGTACCAGCCTGGCAATGACAACAAACATCCAAAACGAATTTCTAAGCTCTGCCAGAAGTTACTCAGCGAATTTCGGCTGGCAATCCTTACACTATCCGCAAGGCTCATATCAATTATTTAACATTCCGCTAACAACAACGACCGCTTATCAGTATGTGATCAACACTCAGACGGGCGCATGGTGCAAATTCACAAACCAAAATGCCGCTAGCTGGTCGCTTTACAACGGCGATTTATATTTTGGTGCGCAAGACGGCGGAGTAATTTACAAAGCGGACATTGGCGTATCCGACAACAACAATAATATAGATTGGAAAATCCAGCCCGCTTTCTCGTATTACGGATCGCCGGGCAAACAGAAACTATTTACGCTTTGCAGACCACATTTCACAACGACCGGATCGCCCGGCTTTGCGATAGACCTAAATATCGGCTTTTCGTCGGTCACGCCTACTTCGATTCCGACTGAGCCGACAATCAGCGGAGCGCTGTGGGATGTTGCAAAATGGGACGAGTCATACTGGACAGGCGAGGCGCAAGTAGCTAATTGGCTAACGGTGACTGGCCTGGGCGATGCCGCTTCGCCAGCAATTCACGGGGCCACTAAATCGATTGAGTTGAAATTCAATTCATATGACATGGTCTGGCAACAAGGCAATGCGATTTGACGACTCTAATTTTTGGGAAAGACGAAGAATTAGCGCTGTGGGCAGAAAAAAGCGGAATTGGCCCATTTCAGCGGCCGCTGACCGCAATTGGAGTGGCCGGGATAGACGGTAAAATTATGGCTGTGGCGATATACAATAATTATCGATACTCTGACGACATCGAAATTTCTTTCGTTGCGGCGACCCCGCGTTGGGCCACGCAAGGCAATATTCGGGCAATGTTAAGTTATCCGTTTGTCCAACTTGGCGTTAAACGCTTGTCCGCCGTTACAAATAAAAACAACAAGCGTAGTCGAAAATTATTAACGGGCCTTGGATTTAAACAGGAAGGTGTCCATCCGTTCGCCGGAAAGGACGGAGAAACAGCAATGACATACGGCATGTATTTAGAACCGGCAAAAAAATGGATAAATAGCAATGGGTAAATCATCGCCAAAACAACCGACGCCGCCAGATCCAAGAGCGACGGCCGCCGCGCAACAGCAAATGAACAAACAGACAGCAATTGCTCAGTCGCAGCTTAATCAATACGACGAATACACGCCTTACGGCTCGTCAGTTTATAGACCAACAGGTCAAGTGACACCGGCAGGAATACAGCGGTATCGCCGAGACACAACGCTTGATCCAGCTC